GTAAACCTCTCGGTTGGTCGGAAATCTCCTCCCAGCTCAGAGGAGTACTTGAGTGCTGGACCTTAGCCCAGGGGTCTTAAACGCTGAAGCGCTCACCCGGCACTTAGACTCGTTCCTCCCGGTAGGCATTGGCAGCCGAAGGTTCGTAGTTTTGTGAGACTTCTCGGTCCCGGATCAGCGCCTACCCAAAAAATGGGTGCTATAGTTTATAATGACTTTTCGGTCCGCGGCTGCGATCTACCTTCTAGCCCAGAGAAGTTGGTCCAGCGGGTGCTATCCCTCCCATGTCCTTCTCTGTTGCCTCCTGGTCTTTCCAGAGGCGGCATACACGTATGGACGCACGCACGGGTAGGCAATAGACCATCCGATACGCTATCCACGGGTGAATCGTGGTGTGGTAGCTCTTACCTCACCTTGGCCCCTGGCAGGGTCCCTGCTGTCATTATCAACTCTAATCTTGAGCACTTCGACGAACTGGCGTAGCTTCCGGTTAGCTCTCGTCAAACCCGTTACAGGCTTGAGTCAGGGAGCATTTACTCGGTTGCCGTCCTCCAGTCTCCCGTCGCAGGACTTAGATGTGGCACGCATCCCTCAGGCACCCAGATTTTGTCTGGGTCCTTCCTCCGTCTTGCCAGGCCGTATATCCACCTACGTACTTGTGGTTGCCGGCGCCAGTGATACCCTAGCAGCCTACCTAGACCGCGTCGAGTCACCTTTAGGCGCCGCGCATGCAATCCATGTTCCGTGAATGGACGGAATCCATACAACGCGGGTGCCAATTCATTCTCTCCCGCGTTCACACCAGGCTGCCAAGCGTTTTCAAGGCAGTGTTCAGCCCACTCCGTCGTATAACGGTCCCTAAGGACCTTTGACATGACCCGGGCACCGATCTGCGTCCAACCTTCAGTCGCGGGGACTGCTGGTACAACCCGAGGGTTCCACCAGTCTACGCCTCCGCCGTCGGTTGGAGTTCGAACGTGCTTAGCCCTACGCGGTTTATCAAGCCGGTAGGGGGCCGTGAGGTAGTGCACCTCATAATCCATGAGCCTTGCATGGACCAGCGCATCATGCGTTACACGAACACCCAGGGCCCGATTTAACGAGCATCCTGCATGAAGCACCGCTTTGCGGTGAAACCTGAGGATATGGCCCCTAACCATTCCCTTCCTCCACCCTATCAGCCCTTTCGAGCTAGAATGTAGCCTTGCGGCTAGTACATTCCCAGCGCCCATCTTTAGTGGAGCATACATGGCTTTCGCTCTCACTATGGGCACCAGGCTGGGTTTCCGACCCGTACGGGCTTGGAAAAACGTAGAGTTCAAGGAGAAAAATCTCCCGTGGACTATAGTTTTCCCTCTCGAAAGAGTTAGGCCCGCTTGGGTCACAACCTGCATCCAGCGCTCTGCCTCCTGCGGAGTGGCCCTGAATACAATGTCGTCCCCGTTAATTCGGAGAGGTACTGTGCGGCGAATAGCGTACTTAAACGCTAGGTAGTTCGTTATGCACAGGAGGGGGAAGGAGAGCAAATTTCCCATCAATTGACCGGAAGTTTGCGGGTGCGAGACACCCTCGTACAAGAGTGTACCTCGAAGTGAACCTAAGGCCAGCCTCCAGACTGACCCAGGTATGCTGGAGTATTTGGATATTTCCTCCAATATGAATTCCGAGTGGTGAACATTGAAGTTGTCAGTCGCAGCTTCATAGTCACCACTTACGAACACCTCGCCCCTGACACGATCGAACTCAGAGAAAGAGTTCGCAGTAGCCTCCCCCTTTAACAACCATTTCCGACGAGAAATATGATCGTAAAGGAGATGGTGGAGCGGACCCAACACATGTTGAGCGGCACAGGCGATAGTAACGATACGGACCTTACCGTTATCCTCTATCAACTGCACATGCCGCTCAGACTTGATATCGAGCCCCTGTCCCGTAAGACACGCGTTCACGAAAGATTCTCGAGATAATTTACGAGAAATCTCTTCGCGCGATCCACCTTTCTTCCTGCTGCGCTCTGTACAGGCGCCAGCAGATGGGAGAGTCCGACTACAGTACTGAACATAACGCGAGTCCCATCCCAAGGGAAACATGCGCCGCAGCTCATTTGCCGCAAATGAACAGAAATCGTGATTCGGAGTTTGGTCGCGCCCCATCTTAGAGATATAGCCAGGTATGGGATCTTCCCCAGCAGGCACGGGCAAAACTTTACGCCCCATAAAGAGTGACCCGGCGAGGCTAACCTCGTCGCGGGTACACCCGGGGGAAAGACTCATTAGAGGCTCTGCCATAAGCTTCTTGAGTTTTTCCGGAGCAAAGGGCTCTTGGACAAGGTCAGGGATAGGCTGTCGAAACAGCTTTCCCAGAAGACCATGAAAGTCCTTGAGCGCCACAGGGACATCCAGTCCCGCGTTGGGCAGCTTGTGCTCAACGGCTCTTTTTGACTCACACCCAGGTTTATA